GCAACGGTTTAGCAACCTCGGTGTCACCGTTTGTATGTGAGTGTGGAAAGATTTATACTGATAGGTCTGGTTTATGGAGACATAAGAAAAATTGTAATAACTCAAATGACAATAATATGAAAAATCTTGTATTAGAAGTTGTAAAGAGTAACACTGAACTGCAAAAACAAAACCAAGAATTTAAAGAATTACTCATCGAGCAAAATAAAATAATTATTGATGCGATAAAACATAATAGTATTACAAACAATCATATCAACTCTCACAATAAGACATTCAACTTAAATGTGTTTTTGAATGAGGACTGCAAAGATGCTATGAACATAACGGATTTCGTAAATTCAATCAATCTTCAGTTATCTGACTTGGAACATGTTGGTGAAGTTGGTTATGTGGAAGGCATATCCAATATCATAATCAAGAATCTGAAGGCACTCGATGTAACCAAGAGACCAGTCCATTGCACCGACCCCAAGAGAGAAACAATCTATATCAAGGATGGGGATGTTTGGGAGAAGGATGAGGATGATAACAAGAAGCTACGAAAGATGATCAGGAGTGTCGCTTTCCGCAATTGTAAAAATACTCGATTGTTCAAGGAGAAGTATCCTGATTGTATGAAAAGCGAATCCAAGTATTCGGATATTTACAACAAGATCATCATAGAAGTAATGGGAGGCGGACCTAAGAGTAACGATATTGAAAATCAAAACAAGATCATGCGAAAGATTGCCAAGGTGATGACGATTGACAAATCCACTTTTTGAAAAAGTAGATAAATGTGGATTCGGTCGCTACGCTACGCTTTTTGCTCTACTTTTTTAAAAAGTAGATCAATATGAATTACACACTCCCCTCATAAATGTCAGCCAGCTTGGTTAGGTTCTGAATATACTTCATCGCCTTCCCCTGCTCTTCAGGATTCATGTGCTTGATCGGGTCCCTAAGACGATCAATCGCTTTATTGATGCTATCCGAATTTTGTGAGCCAGCCAAATCTTGCGAATAGTCCTTGTTAATAAAGAAGCTAATATCACCTCTCTCAATCTCACCCTTGTATTTACCGACGACGCACTCGTTCCACAGATTGATAATCATCTTCGGGTTCATCTTACGAATCATCAGCAGAGCATTCTTCGCAACAAGAATATCCTTATCCTCCGGAAAAACGCGATGCACATCGGTCACAAACTCAACAAAGTGATCATTAAAAGCGGTTAGAATATTTGCAGACGACATTTTACTTGTATATATTTTTAGTTAATATCTTTTTAAACGAATTTTCAAGATATTAATTATTCAAAACGGCTGTTTTCGCCCACCGGTAATCTTGTTTAAATCACTGTTGCGCTGTTCCTGCAACTGCTCCACCGTCAAACCCTCCGGCATCCTAGCAACCTTCTTATATTCAGCCTCATCCACAGGAGTGCTGATTTGGTCGGCATAATTCAAATCCACATAATTGTGCATTTGTCTCATCCCGCCATTCCCAGTCGCCTTAAGTGAATCAGCATCCATATCCAAGAAACTGTAATGATCAGATGCTACATTGGATCCACCGCCAAATGAAAATGCCATCGGCTCTAAATTGTTCTGCGTGGCCTTTCTAACCGCCACCTCTTGCCTCGGTTTCATATGCTGTAAAATAGCCTCGCCGTACAACACCTGATACCCTTGGGTCAGCAATAAGAGGGCCGGGACACGGCTGACATTGTCCGGCATCACAATCTTTTGGCCATTCTCAAGAACAATAAACATCTTATTACCTTCCTTAACTCTCTTATCGATGCATATAAAATGGATGTCCTTTTGCAGATTCTGCTTAGATATTGTCTGTAAGAGCTTTTTCGAATGCTCGCAGAAGTTACTATAATATAAAATCATGCTCATTTGTTCTATACTTAGTTATTTGGAACGAATATTTAACTCATTCATCCACTTTTGGAAAAAGTGGAGCCAAATCCACCTTTCTACTATTGCAATGAAAGGTGGAGCCAAAAAAAGCATCGAATATATGGCTAAATCGTCAAATCAAAGTAAAATCATATAATTATGTTTAGAATCATATAATTATGCGACCAAATCATAATCAATCCCAAATTTCGTCTTGATCGCGTTGCATAAACAGAAATTCTAAATCGATTACCAACTCGTCGCCCCGACCCCCGCCGGGGGTGTTTTATCGTGTGGAATCAAACAACGCATCACCACCAACGCGAGACCATATATGGTGACATTGCAGTAACCCGGCAAAACACCCGGCGCCCCGGGCGACCAATTGGGAGTCCAAATGGAATTCTAGGTTTATGCAACGCAACTAACTTGAAATTGAGGATTGACACAATTATAGTCGCATAATCGTATATTTCATCGAAACATGAAATGGCTTTTGGCTCCACCTTTTCTCTATTACAATGAAAGGTGGAAAAAATAAAATTGATTCTGTTATTTTGAATTAAATATATCAACAATACATAGAAGAAGAATGGATCCTCGTATCACCCTTAATTCCGACGCCGACGACACGCTCACTTTCACCCTCAGTGGTGTAAATGTCAGCCTAGCGAACGGCCTGCGCAGAACTATCATGTCGGACATCCCGACGGTTGTCTTCCGTACTGCTCCATATGAAGAGAACCGATCCACTATTTTGACAAATACGACTCGTCTAAACAATGAGATTCTGAAGCAGCGCCTCAGCTGTATTCCCATTCACATTACTGAACTGAAGGAGTTTGATTACACGAAATATTACATGGAGCTAAATGTGGAGAATCTTTCCGATACGATGATGGTTGTGACGACCAAGGACTTTGTTGTGAAGAGCACGGACACTGGAAAGCCTGTAAGCGAAGCCGACAACAAGAAGATATTCCCGGCCGACAGCTACACGGGGGATTACATCGACTTTGTGCGTCTGCGTCCTAGAATTTCTGACGAGATTCCGGGCGAGAAGATCCATCTGACATGTGAGTTCTCGATTGGGACGGCCAAGGAGGATGGGATGTTCTCTGCAGTGGCGACCTGCGCGTATGGTTTCACAGTTGATGTAAAGGAGCAGGAGGCGCTTCTCAATAAGAAGCGCAAGGACTGGAAGGATGAGGGGAAGACCGAGAAGGATATCGATGGATTTGAATCCAAGAACTGGTTGCTGCTGGAGGGGGCTCGCATTGTGAAGAAGGACAGTTACGATTTTACTGTGGAAAGTGTCGGTGTTTATACAAATATGGATCTTCTCAACATTGGATGTGATATTTTGAACGACAGGTTGCGCGGACTGGATAAGGTGATTGAGGAAGATCAGCTAAAAATCAATATTTCGCAGAACACCATGTCCAACTGTTTCGATATCATTTTGGAGAATGAAGACTATACGATTGGCAAGATTATTGAGTATTGTATGTATGCCAAGTTCTTTGATAAAGAGGAAAAGGATGGAAAGGTGTTGTCGTACTGTGGGTTCCGAAAGATGCACCCCCACGACCCGGACAGTATTATTCGCGTTGCTTACTTGGAGCCGACGGATCGAACTACGATCAAGGGACATTTGAAGGAGTGCATTGCAGATGCCATTAAAGTGTATGATAAATGCAAATCCACCTTTAAGAAAGGTGGAGCCAAAGAGTAATCGACTCATAAGATTCGCATAATGAATGTGGTTTTGCTCCACTTTTTGAAAAGTGGATGGATTCGTAAAAAACAAATATTATAAATTAACAAATCAATACATATGAATTATATATTGATTTTTTTTGTGATTGCAACACTTTGTACTTCAATGTACTTGTATTACAATCATATTCTCCATAAGTATTTCGTTATTGATGGCACAATCGTGTATGATTACTATTTGAAGTATTTCATCCAAATTGTAAGTCAAGATAATTTTTTCATGAATTATGGATTATGGGACAATGAGAACCAGGATCTGTACAGCGCCAATAAGAATTTAGCAAATCTCATGTTTCAGAAAGCCGCAATATCCTCTGATAAGAAAAATATACAAATCCTCGATGTTGGATGTGGTTATGGCGAGCAGGACATTATATGGGTAAAAGCATTGACCGAAAATAAAATGAGAGAAAAACAGCCGACAGACGATGATTCTCACATTACGGCGATTGATATATCCGAGACGCAGATATTGGAAGCAACTGAGCGTCGCAATCAACGCGGTATAAGCGACAAACATCTCTCTTTTGATGTGTGCGATGCAATGAAGCTCGACAAACAATACGCACCAGGACAGTTTGGTGTCGTCTTTTCGCTTGAGTCGGCATTTCATTATTCGGATCGACCCAAGTTTTTCGAGAATGTGAATTCCGTGTTACAAAATGACGGTGTTTTCGTGATCAGCGATATTTTGTTGGATAAGGATTACAAACAAAGCATAATAAATGATTTGTTTTTAAAAATATATTCCGACTTTCTGCACATCCCTAAACAAAATTTGATTAGCCAAGATGAATGGAAGCAACAACTGATCGATGCTGGGTTTGAGATTATAGAATACAACGACATCACATCGCAGACATTTGGTCCATACTACAAGCACTTTATGCACACCTACTTCAAGAATAAAAATTTACCAACTTGGATGGCTGATATGGCCGACAACATATTTCGCACTATACAACCGTTTTCATATTCGATATCCACTTTTAGAAAAAGTGGAGCAAAATCCGATTCAAACCGCTTCCTCAGTTGATGGCTCTTCGCTTACATCAACTTGCTCAGATACCTTTGACTTCTTGATATACCCCTTCTTCTGATCGTAATTCAGACTGTGCATCAACAGATTCGGGTGCAACTCATTCACATAATTCACCACATCCTCGAATACCAGGATCTTGCCATTCGGCTTCAGATTATTCTTGTAGATCTGGTGGAGGCTATACATGTGCGTCCGATACTCATCCGAATACTCCATCAGCGGTCGCTCCTTTCGAATGTAGCACGAAATGTAATTGTCGCGCAGCTTGCGGGTGAATTCATGAACCTTGTCACGGAACACAGCAAACTCTTTGTTACTTTCCGGATAATAGTGCAAATATTGGCTTATCTTGCCCGACTTTCGCAAGCACAGATACTGATACTGCAGCTTGGGGTGGTTGCCCTTCAGATGACGAACCTTCTCATAGTTAGGGTTCCTAATCTTCGTTCGCTCACCAGTCGCCGGATTCGTTAGCATAACACCCAAGTAAGTGTAATCCAGTGTCTTGGTCTTCTCAGCAAACTCCTCATAACTCGTCAGATCATACACCGCTGGAACATTCACAAGAGTTCCGTTGAACTCGACAAATTCGGACAGGCCGTGACTCTTAACGATGCCCCCATGATAACTATACACTGCAATCAAGTAGAGCACAGGCCTACAGATCGGCACAACAATCCGATTCTCTGGATGCTGCAGCACAAAGCTGTAACTGAACTCGGTCGGAAGCGAATACAGGTCCAACCTAGACGCACTCAGTGCATCATAAAACATCTCGCGAAAACTCTTTGTGAATCCATTCGTGGCACCGACATTGCTGCGCGACGCGATTTCCCAGTCACCGTTCGACCAAAAGACATTGATCATCGTCCCCTCAACAAACTCGGTTGCAATGATTCGGCTAGTGTCCGGATACTTGGCAACAAAGTCCTCGAAAGGCATCGACTTGGGAGGAGAGAAGGAAACAATCTTATTGTCCGCATCCGTGATAACCGATCGGCACAGACCATATGTAGAAACCTTATCTGGAGTCAGCACCTTCTTGTCGTACCGACGAACAGTGTAACCATTCATCGTTTGTGTCTTGATGTGGTTGTCATCCTGACCAATTAGAGAAGTGAGATCATAAGTGTGAATTGAATTTAGTACCATCTTGAATATATATTTCAAAATGTCTTTATGCTAGTTCAATATGTTTTATTTTTGAATTGTGTTTAGCATTTAAATTTCTACAACAATTATAGAGACGATGGATAACGAAATGGAAGCAAACAAACCGACAAATGATGAAAAACAGAAAATAGAATTACGGTTGGGAGATATCATTCGGTTGTCCAATCCAGAAGACGATGATTTGAACAACCAAGTCTTCCTCATTGATTATATCGATGAACTGCGAATGAAATTAATTAATACAAAAACATTCAAACAACACGAACTGCCGATCAACGATGGTATTATTGGCGACGACACAATTAACAAGATTGTGCTCGTGAGCAGGAATCCGGAACTGGGTTTTGCAAGGCAAAACGGACTCATCACTGGCGTCTGGATAAACATGACATTTGAGGGCGACACGCCCGTCATTTTCGTTGGCCAAATCACCAACTTGGAAAATGACATGATCGAAGTTAAGACAATAGAAGGTGATGTTCTTTACATTGATTTTGAATATAAAGGAGTCCCTGAATATTTGGAACTGAAGTCCATTGAAATTCGCGATGAGCCACCCAAACAAGCAGCTTTAGAGGAACCTAACGGAGAGGAACTTAACGGAGAGGAACTTAACGGAGAGGAACTTAACGGAGAGGATCTTGACATACAGGAGTTTGGAGATGAGGAGCCGCGATCTGAAACACCCCAAGCAGCCCCACAAGTCAAGAATGTAAAGGATCAACTGAGAGAAATCATTCTGAACGCTGATCAAATTGTATTCCTCGAAGAAGAGCTCGCACCCATTCAATATTTCGTCGATGTATCTCAGGAAAAACAACGATACAGTATCGACGCCCAAGTGACGGATCTCCTCGATGATCTGCTATCCACAATCCCAAGCAATAAACGCACTGATTTCGCAATGGAGAAGATCCATTTGATGATTGAGCGTTTCAAGCAACTGAGAACCCAATTCTCCAGGTTCGACGACAATGGGAATGTCGTTGGCAAACTTGTCAAGGGCATCGATTACAAACCGCTTACCAAATACTTTACTGAACTGGACACCAACTTGTATTGGATCGTCCCCGTTGTGAAAAACATCCGAAAGGTATATGATGTTGTGGAAGATAAGAAGTCCGTCACGACGGACGACATTGATCCATTGCAAATGGCAGCCGAAACAAAGTTCCTAATGGATAAGCTCGAACAGTATAAGTCGAACAGCTTTCAGTATAACAAGTACTCGACTCTGTATAACCAAATCGATCCATTTTTTACACCGTTTAAGTCTATCGATTCCGAAGTCGCAAACGATATTCTTGCTGAAAAGGTGGTTGGAACAGAATTACAAGTGGTCGTCAATAACTTGGACAGTATGAAGTCCTCCGTTGTCGGCAGCAATTCAATCAAAGTTCGCAAATTCGTGGTTGAAAAATACAACCAGGGACTGACGCGTCTGGATTTGATTGAAGATTCGCGATTGCCGAAACGCGTTCCTATGACACCGAACGACATTTTGTCCATTCAATCATTTTTGACGCTACCGGAACCGGTGGTTCGTTTCTCTCGCGTCGGGTTGCCAGGAACGAATATCATGGACAAGGCGATGCTGAATCAGACATTCATCCACTTGTGGCGTTTGTTGAAGCAAAAGGCAACAGTTCAACCGGTCTTTGTCGGTGATACCGACATGTCGTATGGAGAGAATGATTTTGTGAATAACATCAAGAACTTTATGTATGCCAACATTGAGAAATTGAATTCCGAAAATAAAACGGATATTTACCGTCACTTTGTTGATCGAATTGTCCCGCGGACCAAGGAACTATTCATGCTCATGAAAAAGTACATGAAAGGGAAGCTGACAATTGTTGATGTCATCACTTGCTTGGAGCCGTTCCTCGTATATACCGACAGTCTCACCTACTCGCAGTATCTCGACATTACCAAGTTCATTCGCGATCAAGTTTATAATTACAATAAGAATTATGTGGAACGATCCAAGATATTTGCGCAGTTGAAATTGTCTTCGTCGAATCAACAATTGAATGAAGTTGTAGGCGATATCAGTGGAAAATACCGCGATGCGATTAAAGATTCTTATTCATTCGGCGACAATATTACAACACAGGAAGCGACGCGGAAAATTGTTACCACGGATTTATCGAGATTGTATGCGGCGGCCTTGTCACTTGAGAATGATAAGCTTATTCTGTCCGATGATCTGTCGGCTATCTTTACTCAGACGAGAGAAGAGAACAAAAAGAAGATCGAAGAAGACGACGACACTGGAGGTTGTGATAAGGTCGTTATTGCAAAAGGATATGCCAACCTTGATGAGCTTGAGCAGGACAACAAGCGCGATATATACTTTGACAAGCGTTTCGACAAGACAGATTACAATTTGATTGATGATTACGAAGCGGCCATTTCGCGAATGAAGCATGATGAATTCGAGAAACATCTGGCTACGGACCTAGAAAAGAAGAAGAAGCTGACCAAAGATGCAGCCGAATATCTTGCTGAGACGCTGATTAGTGGTTACAAGCTGGTCAAGGATGGCCAATATGCGCTCCTGTTCAAGGACTACAAATCATCGACGGGCAACTATTCCAATGAGTTCGATTACTACATTCGGGAGAAAAATCAATGGGCTAGGACAGAGAAACCTGTGGACAACCTAGTCAGCAACAGCGACGATATCCTTTGCAATTTGCAGAAGAAGTGCATGTCCGATGGTGCGACATGTCAGCCAATAGGTTCTGTTGATACAAAGACAAAAAATGAATTGCTGGGAGATATTCTGGATGAGTTTGATGAGAAATATATTTTGAAAAACAAGGAGAACAACGAGCGATTGAATGCCCGCTATGAATATCTCGTGTCAATCATCGATGCCCAGAAACGAATTCGGATTGCGAATATGTTGAAATACAACAACCAAAAATTGGCTCTGGCCAAGACCGACGAAGATGTTGCCGTCGCTGTTTCTCCCTATATGAAGATTCGTAACTTGATTCTCGGAGAAGGTGATTTCGTCAAAAAACAGCACGACATTATTCGGTTCGTCAAGGCTTTCACGCGCAAGGCGATTATCACTGGACTCGGACCGCTCGGCGATCTTGAAACCCCGCACTGGTTGTATTGCATTGAAACGAATGTGAAACTGTTGCCGATATTCCGTTTCAACATGGCGACCATTTTTATAACGGACAGGGATAATTACGGTGATTACATTGAGCAACTGAAGACCGAGATTGGTAAGAAGAGCGACGACGGCGACAAGTGGGTGGATAAGCACAGTGGTTGGCCTTTCTGTTCCATTGATCTCGATGTCGAGGAGGGATACGAAGAGTCGGGATTCAAGGCATCCACCCGATCGGTTTTGGACAAGGATATAGAAGTAGGCGTTGCGGCAACCAACAAGCTCACATTCGACACCCCCGAGTCCAAGATTGTGTCCAATGTCGTTGATACAGTTTCGTTCGCAATGGGTGTCGGCATATCTTCGCAGAAACTCTTCATGGTGAATAGCGTGTTGGCGTCATTGAAAAACATCCCATCGAGATCGCAATATGAGGTCGAGGAGAAGAATGCGATGAAGAAGGGCAAGGCAATTCCGTCATTCGATGTCTTTTACAACACCCACTTGCTGTACTGTTCTCTCGGAATGCTGTTGATCGCAATTCAAACGGCGATTCCATCGATCAAGACGCGCAAGACATACCCAAGTTGTGCAAAGTCGTTCAAGGGATTTCCCTTTGATGATGCGTCCGACCTGAGGGCCGTTGAGTATATCTCATGTGTTGTGTATAAAATCAAGAAGTCCAACACGAATCCGTGGATTGTTCTGCGGAAGGTGAAACAAACGACTATCCGCGATGAAATCAAGGATTACACTTCGGACTTTTTGCTGTCGTTACCCGATGTCATGCGTAAAATTCAGGAAAAGACGGAACATTTGTTGTTTGATACTAGCGAAGCTATCCCGGAGCAATATAATGTGCATAACTGGTCGGGGTTTCTCCCGCCTCTCTCTAAAATAGAGATTAAGGGGGTGTCGAATATCTCATCCGAGTTCAAAACTAACTTGATGGAAGATTTCAAGAGCGGTTCCAGGAAACAGGCAGAGAAATTGCTGGTAATTAGCTCGAAGATTATTCAGTTTTCTCTCGCGATTCAGGAAAGGATACATGACATTGTTTCAAAGAAGGACTCTATCCTCTTCAATTCTTACAACGAACCCTACTTGGAGAATTCCTGCTGTTACGGCAAGAAGGATGAGAACACGATCCAATATTTCATGAACGAGGATCCATCGATTCAACAATACAACGAAATCGTTGGTAAGCTGTCACTGTTGATGTCCGACATCACTGCTATTTCCAAGGCGTCTCAAGTAATAAGTGGGATTAATACCAAGAACATATATCCGCCAGTTAGCCAGGTGTTCAGTGAGAAAACGATTTACTTGGCCTTCATACATTTCTGCAAGTTCAAGACGAATGTGCCGATCCCCGACACACTGTTGCCGATTTGCATGGAAAAGCCTGATATCAATCAAGCGGATTCTCTCGGAGAGATGATTCGAAAGTTGAAGGAACAGGGGCGCAAATATTCCGATGAAGATTTCTTGAAGTTGCTTCAACTCCAGGCGGCCAACAATCAAGTGTCTGTTTTCATGGAGGATTCAAATAATTCGGCTGTCTATCGTTTGACGAAGCTATTGGATACACTGAATTCGGGCGACGAAGTTGAAATTGATCCTCAGCTGAAGACGCTTATATCGGATGTGATCGACACATATGATGTCGTCAGTGATAAAATGTCTGATGAAGTAAAGGGACTGGACACATTCTTGAACAAGAACATCTCGGAACTGAAGACCAAGCTTATCAAGTTTGTCCAAGACAACTACGGAGAGAAAATGGACAACAAGACATCCGCCAGAATGTCGCGTTTCGTGAAAACAATGTCGGAATGGTCATCGGATAAATCGAATCGCGGTGAAGAGAGAAAGATTTCCAACGAGTCGATCTACAACAACTTGAACTTCTTCAAGACATTTGTCAATATGTTTGTCACAGTGTTCCCCAACATTATCTTGAACAAGGTCGATTACTTGGACACAGTGATACCGAATTACTGGGGGCTATCGAACATCCAAACTGGTAAAATCAAGCAGAAGATTGTCGAATACTATGCAAGCTTGAAAGTGTTTTACGATTCGGATACCTTGTCCAAATTATTATTCAAGGTGCAGGAGGCTGCTAAGGTGTGGTCTCAATTTGCCAGCGAGACCCCGTGTCTCTCGACAACATACGACGACGACCGAAAGCCGAACTTCCCGATTCTAAGCGAGCGCATTGCCAAGCAGTTGTTCGAATACTACCTCTTGATGGTGTTATCAAAATATATGGATTTGTCGAATCAAACGGATATGATCGTCGCTAAAAAGATGAAGAAGGGAGAAACGGATGAGTTGCTCACGCTCGAATTCGTTGAAGATGAAGAAACTCGTGCCAACATGGACGATTCCGTGGAAGATGACACTGACATGTTCATACAGAAGGGCAACTTGAAGGATTTGAAGCGTAGCACCGCTCACCTGATGTTCTCGTTTCTCTCGATAATGGACAATCACAAGGACGCAATTGATATTTCCTACGATGACATTTTAGACAAGGTGTTCAAACTGAAGGAGAAGGAGAAGCACTTGATGATGGATCGTCTTGTGGCAATGAGTGATGACGAGAAGGAGGTCGATCGTGTTTTGAAGATTAATAAGCTGGAGGCGTGGGGCAAGGGATTGGAGAAGAGTTACACGGTTTTTGACCGCGATGCATACGACCGCAACTTTGAATTCACAGAGACAATGGACAAGCTCGAGAGAAATTTAAGGAAGAAGAACAGGGAGGTGAATGACGAGAATGTAGGACTGTTTTTAGACGATTTTGTGGGGGAAGCGGCTGCGGCGGAAGCGATTGATCGTGATGTGTATGATATGAGCGGTCAGACGGAAGATTACGATAACGGGGATCCGGAAGGATATGAAGCCGACGATAACAACTTTTAGAAAAAGTTGTGCAAAAAATCAAGAAATCATCTTGGATTCGCTTTAGATAAATTTAATCCACTTTTTTATATGAAAAAAGTGGGTTTTTGCTCCACTTTTTTACACCTTTGCGCATTGAAAATGCGCAATCGGTATCATCTTCGTCACTCATAACAGCCCCCGAAGGGGGCGTTTTGAATGAGCGAAGGTGTAAAAGTGGGTTTTTGCTCCACTTTTTTAAAAGTGGGTTTTTGCTCCACTTTTTTAAAAGTGGATATATATAAGATGTTTCTTCGCCACTATATACAACAAAATGTCCAGACTGTATCTATTTTATTATTCATAATTCTGTTCGGAGCGATCCAATTTATGAAACCCGCCTTTTTATACAATCAAGATGGCAGTATTCGCGAGTTCGGTGTTGGATACAAGAATAAAACAATTTTACCGATATGGCTACTTTCGCTTATTTTAGGAATCTTATCTTATTTAGCTGTCATGTATTTCGTGGCGTATCCCCGCTTCCTTTAGCTAGTATCTATCCTCGTAGTCACAATATTCATCTTGTAGTTCATCTAGTTCAGCGTCTCCAAAGACGGCCGCATGTTTCTGTTTGCTCGCAACAACCTGTTTTTTAACCGCAACCTTTTGTTTGATCTTTCTCTCGTTCTCGTCCCTTTTAGAGACTAGTTCTCGGGGTTTTGCTTTCACTTGCAAATGTCTTGTTGTTTGTTTCTGTATTACTGCAGCAAGTGTTTTTTGTTGTTTGCTAACCGCAAACAAATCTTCGGTAAGCTCATGGTCGGCTTCTTCCTCTTTCTTACGATTTTCTAGCTTCTGTAATTCAGCCAAATTAATCACGATATCTGAATCGGAATTGGTATCTTCATCGTCCCAACTATCCTTTACTGTATTCATAATATAACTATATGAATACAATAAATTTAAATTATTTACAAAAATATACTCTATTATCATATGTCAGGATTCTCTAAGGAAATACAAATCGTTGCTCAAATGTCATTTTTACCCGTGTCAAAAGTTGTAAGCATACGAACATTTAATGTCCTCTTTTGCTGTTTATTGCTGAAGGATTTTTTATACAAGATTGAATATCTATTTGCGATTCATCATATGATTGGGATCTTTGCTTGCATTGGTTATTCGCGCACTCCGTATGATGTACGCGGACTAGCAATAGCCGAATTCGGATCTGGAATGTATAACATATACACACTCGCAAAACAATACAACATTCGTGTTGAAATAGCATATGCTTTGTATGCTATTACAATGTCATTGTCGAATATTCATCTTTTAATCTACATAATCAATCACAGAGAAAAAAGATTATATATCACGGCACCATTTTATGCTCTGGTTCTACTGAGACAGTATTACATATACATTATATAGATCAGACCGTTATTTGCTCTATTATTCATTTTCCTTCAAACAAGGAATTACACGAGCAACATTGTCTTTAAACAATCTTCGAATATTGCTGAACATCATTTTTCTATTTTGTCTGGCACTCTTAATTGCTTCTGTCATTTTCGGTTGAGTAACTTGTTGATCAATATCAGGCAATCTTTCAGAAACACCAACAGACTTCTTTCTTTCAAACGGTGTGAAAGCAGAACTGTTTGACCGAATATGAATGGAAGACATTTATTATGTCTATTTATGTTTGTAACCAACAAATATAAAAGATTGTTCAATTTTATTATTGAGTCGCTGATTTAGTATCCATAGCCTGTTCCTGTTTGAATCTTTGCAAATTCTCCGCCATCGTTTCTGGGCTACTATTGCACCCCCGTGACGCAATCTTTAAACCCACCAGAAATGTTAGCAATACGCCGGTATAAACATACCACATCACTTCACCGACAAAATCGCGTTTGACAACCAACTCGAACAAACGCCCTTTTATTTCACTATTCTTATCCATTCCCGGTTTCATCAACGGTATCAGAGTATTCCAGTAATTGTTGAAGTTCTCGGGCTGTATTTTATTGATCAGCACCGCATTGTTACCCATGATCTTTATAATTGCATCAGCCGCGGATTGCACTTTCACTTTCTGGTCTGCAGGAAGGCTCTCCATGTTCGGTTGGACACGAGAATCGACCAATAGTTCAGTCAAAATATCGTTTGCTTTCGTCGCAACAAGATAGTAACCAATCACATCTGCAAAAACTGTTTTGAACCCAGGAAATGTGATCAGAACCATTATGAGGATACCAAATATAAAGATCCACGGTATGAAGGTCAACATACCCGCCGCCCCAAAATTTTCCTTTGCACTTCCTCCACATGCGCTCGTAATAATAGATGAATTAATACTAAACTGAACCAGCGTTACTAGTATAAAATAAGCACCTAAATACATCAAATTGTTTGATTTGTACTCGAGATATTTATTATCATCTTCTATGGTTTCCAATTTAAGAGCTGGTTTCATTGCAACCGCATATAATATTGTTGTCAATATGAATGCAAGTGTATTGAAATAAGAAGTACTTTCCATATACTTATTACGAATAAATTAATTTATTATTATAAACAGTAATGTATTATGGATGAGGGTTATTTCTCTAAACCAGTATTAACCGAACCTGGTGTAAAATATTTCTTGAGTCAGACGCTCAAACAATGTCATGTCACGCGAACCCAATTCTACAATTGGGTGTTCAATCTTTCGATCTTTGGTGTATTTTTACTGATTTTAGCCGTAATTTTGTTCTATAAATACAAGGGGCGATTGACACCGGCAGAGGTAGATCAACAAAATAGAGAAAAACAGCAATACATTTTGTCCAAGATAAAGCAATTCCAAGAATCGAAGAAGCGTGCGCATCAAGAACTGATTACCGGACTGCCATCTTGGGATAGCGAGTTTGACGCTATAAACACAAAAATAAAATAATTATGTATATCAATGACAACAATGTTTGACGAATATTATAAACTGAAAGAAGCCTATGAAACGAGTGTTAGAAATCAAAAGCTCGACATACTTAAGAAGAAGGCTGGGAAAAAGGATATACGCAAGCGCCTACTCAGTCTGAAACCTAAATGTGTGAATTGTAAGAGAGAAGGAGGGAGCATATTTTCATCTGCATTTGATGAAAATGCTTTGTCTCGCGTCCTTTCTGCGAAGTGTGGTGTCGTGTCCAACCCATGCGATCTGAATATTGAAATACTGGCAGGCAGTTATGAGGTTATCCAGGACATTTTGTCGCACGACGAGAACGAGCTTGAGTTAGTAAAACAGCGCATCATAGAAGGTAAAAACAAACTGTTGTTTGGATACACGAAAACTGAGGAGACAATTGAGCATTTCGAAGAGTTAAAGAAGCAAGTGAATGACTATACTGGCAGCATTGAATATTACTCGAAGATGTATTATGACAAGGTAGATAATAAAAAAGAGAATGAATATCTGAACAAGCTCATAGGGGGTAGTTACGAATCGATTCACCAGATCAAAGATTACATACGAAAATTCAACGAAGAAGACGACGATAATCAGACGCAGAATGTTATTTCCGCAGTCAAAGTGTATGTCGAGCAGTTGAAGCCGCAATTAGACCAGATTATGCATTTGAAATACAAGGAGAATATGGTGTGGTTTGACGAAGATGAAGAGACTTATCACTTGATTCAAAAACCCCAAACGATCAATAGTTTAGAAGTTCCGCTTGTTGATGCCAGGGTGGTCAAAAACAAAAAAGGTGAGTTAAAACCTGTAGAAGCCGACAATGAGGGCTCCGAACAAATGGAATCAGACGATGACGAAGACTCTGGCGAAGGTTTAAATATCGGTGATGAAGTATCGATAGATGATGATTCATACGAATTACTGGAATAAATTAAATATCATAGTATAATAATGTTCCTGAATTATATTTCCCTTCCCGTCTTTCTGATCAGTTTTGCCATAGGTATATTCTTCGTTTATGTGCTAGGTCCTGAATTGAAAACGATCTTCATATACCCGAGTCCCGAAAATGTGAATAAGGTGTTATTCAAAGACAGTGCCGACAATTGTTTTTTGTTCAATCCGGTTGAAGTAGAATGCCCTAAGGATAAATCTCTCATTAGTAGTTTGCCTATCCAAGCTTAGATAATATCCACATAGTATATACAATGGTCGAATTGGGAAAATTTGTTCATACACAAACCGGAAAATATATCATGTCGATATTGCTTGGTCTAGGGTTGGCGACATTATTTAGAAAGGTGTGCGAGGGCAAGAATTGTCTCGTGTTTCATGCACCATCTTTAGAAAAAATCAATGATAAAATTTATAAACACGGTAACAAATGTTATAAATATGTTCCGGTTTCTACGAAATGCGATGCAAGTAAAAAAATAGTAGAATTTAACTCTGAAGAATGACGAGTTTAGGCAACTGTTACTTTGCGTAAATAGTATGATCAATCATTCTTCATACTATTTATGAGTGATACAACCAATATTATGGATCTGCCGACTGACCCAACTGGCGGGGGAGGAGGAAGCAATATACGAATTAATGCGTCCGAAGCGCCTTCTTCTGGCGCCGGAATCAATTTAGACCAAAATACGATTAACCAAATTGTGAATGGTCTTCAACAAGCCTCTACGGCTGGAGCCACACAGCTTCCATCGCGCGACATTCCGATGAACACGAACAACATCAGTGCCGATCCGAATGTCCAAGTGAATTACATTCCGCAACAAGCAACTAGAGAAGACTACATCAAGGGCTACGAAGAGGGACCGGATATGGTTAGTCAATACAATCGGAATGCGTCGCGAAACGACTCGTTGGATGACCTTTACAGCGAGATTCAAACGCCGATGCTGTTGGCGGTGATGTATTTCTTGTTCCAGTTGCCCGTGTTCCGCCGTCAGTTGTTCAAGTACTTCCCTATCTTGTTTTCGACGGATGGAAATTTTAACATCAACGGCTATTTATTTAGCAGCGTTTTGTTTGGACTCATGTTTTACTTGATGAATAAGACGACGACGCATTTTGGACAATTTTAGTGGAAATACAAATTAATGGTTTTCAAATGATTAATGAATTAATGTATATACATATATTAAATGGCAGCTTTAACAATTATGAAAAAAAAACCAGAAAAAATAGACGTGTTGTCGCCGGTAAAAGAAGATATACCAGATTATCTAAAGTTTAAATCTTTTTTCTTAGAATTCGCTCCACAATTTGATGAACATCTCAGAACAAAATATGGAAATATTAATGAGAAAGAAAAGATAGATGCAATGGTATTTATGATACTTATTACTGTATTTGCAACACAAATATTTCCTTACGATCTATATAAAGTTCTCCTAGATATACCATCACTAATACGATATGCACAAACAAAATGGGGTGGGGAATATACTATAAATGGGGTTAGATATTCTTCCGAAACTTTTGATTCTTCGCAAAATGGTGGTGCTAGTTTTGGACAAATATCCGCATTAGTGTTCGCTTTTGGCGCTGTTGCGTCATCAATTTTTAAAGCAGATTATAGTTCTAGGAATGTCATGAATGTCGAAGAACAACTTGTTGGTGCTGTGAATTTATTGGAACAAGGAAATGAAATGTTTGTGGATCATGCAAAATTTTCTTGGGAAAGAGTCAAAGATTTATATTCTGATTCTATTGATTTCGCGAGTTGTATGTCTAACAATAGTACAGATAAATGGACATGTTACAGTATGGCCCCTGCTTTACTAGATAATTTGTTAGGAGACGGAGAATTCGAGACAAATGCAGAGTTTAATGTTCAAGTAACATATCCAGTAGGAAACAGTACCGTATCATATGTATTAGGACCAGCTAATGATTTTTCGGATTATTTGAATGCAAATTTATATCCTCACGAATATTCAGGTAGTGTTTTGTCACAGGTAAAACTATATGTAGGCGCGAAGTTATCTGGCATACCTTATAAACAGATGATAAAATTAGGGGATGAATTAGAAAGATTTGATCCCGTTTTAGGACAACAACTTGGTCTTCTAGTGGATAGTTTCGGTAGAAACGATCGCGCTCGTAGAGTTTTAGAGCAGGGTTTTAAATTATATACTAAAATTATACCAGCTGTACTTGAAAAATTACAAAAAGGGGCGGAACATCAAATTGGAAAAATGGGTCAAGTTGGAAATCGTTCTGTTGATCTTGCAGACCAAAGCATTCAAGCGAAAACAGATTTTGTACAACTTGGGGCAGCTTTATTGGCCTTATATGCAGCGATTGTGGTTTTTAAATCTAAACCACAAGATGTCAAATCTGAAGGAGGGAATAAAACGCGAAACAAGCGGAAGACGAACAAGAAGAAGCGAAAGACGATCAAACGACGAAAAACCAACAAAATGCGAAAGGTATCTAGAAAATAATCTGCGCCAACATAACCCAAAAATTTTATATTGATTTGTAAATGATAAATCAATATATAACAAGACTTGTGGATAACCTACCCGATGATTTCAAAGAGAGAAAAACACCTTTACGAATTGATTTAGTGTTAGACGGCGGTTTATTTAACGGATCCTATCTGATAGGTGCTCTTCAGTTTTTGAAGGAATTGGAGCGACGAAAGTATATCCGCGTCGATCGTATTTCGGGTGCAAGCATTGGTTCCATTGTGGGATTAGCTTATTTGTCAGATTCATTGGATTCGATGTCTGATTTATACAATATCGTATATAACGAGATAAAAAACTCAAATACGATGTCATGTATTCAGGATCTAAAAAATAAGCTAAAACATGACACTGATTTATGTAATAAACTGAACAACAAATTTTATGTTTCATATAATAACATTAAGAATAGAAGTAAAATAGTTAAATGTGTATATAAAAATAATGAAGATGTATTCGATACCATATCAAAATCGTGCCATTTGCCGTTCGTAATCGACGGAAAACTACTGTATAAAAATAAGTATTTTGATGGAGTGAATCCATATATGTTCAAACCGTGTCAGAATAAGAAAATTCTATATTTAGATCTATTTGGATACGATAAAATAATAAACTTTTTCAATGTAAAGAATGAGAAGACAAATTGCCGTCGAATATTGAGTGGGATGTTGGATATACATAACTTTTATATCAAGCAATCTGAAACCCCGATGTGTAGCTATGTGAATGATTGGGGTATGATAAATAAATCGCGTTTATCCATAAAAGGATTGTATGAAACAATTATGGTATATATTGTGTGTATTTTGAATATTTTAACTAGATACACGATGGGTATTGAGAAAACGATTCTATATAAACTGTTTGCTGGGATTGTAAAGTCGTGTTTTGGCGTTGTATTGGAAACCTACTGTATATGAAAACAATAAGCGTATGTAGTTATTATCATACTATATAATAAATGACCTTCAAGAATATTTCCCAATTTGCCAACACGAGCGACTATCTCCCAATATTCAACGGTGTTCTGATAACAGATATGATTGTTATTTGTCTGCTTATCGGCGGCGCGATTAAATCGAATGTTCTGAAAACCTGGTACGCAGATCTGAGTTTAAGCGCCGTTATTGCCGATGTATTGATCATTTTCATCGGTATCATTTTAGCTCGCTTTTTGTATCCTTATATTTTCAAAGAATACTCTCTGATCAAGTTCATTGGTTTGGCAGTCGGCATACAGGTTGTGCATGATATTTTGTTTTATCAATTATGTGTGTCAGTCCCTCGCGGAAGATCGCAGATACTGGACATATTCAAAGATTATGGAAGAGAGAACGGATATAAGGCGATTCTCTCGGATAGTGCAATGATGATCAGCGCCATACTCATCGGCTCCTACTTGAAAGGAAAGAGCTTGAATTTTAACATGATCACGATGATTACTGCGGTCTATATAGTTCCGTATTTGATTTATAGCTTGTAATTTATAGCGTGTAATTTATAGCGTGTAATTTATAGCTTGTAATTTATGCATCTGATATCAGTTGCATAAATTTAATACTTTCGTTTCTTTCGTTTGGTAGCATTATTTGTCGAATAATAAATTCCCAAAAAGCTTTTTCTCTTCTTCGTGCCCTTTCGTTTCTTATTCTTTGATTTCGCCGGTCCTTTCGTCGGTGCCTTTTTTTCAGTCGGAACGACATCGCCCTTTTTGACAGCAGGTTTGTAATTCAAAAACCATTCATCGTAATCTTTGGTTCCTTTCTTTGATTTTAGTTCGCTGAACACTTTATTTCTGTGTTCTCTCATCTCCGACACACTCTCCTGATGACCATAGCATGTGATGCTGAATCGTCGTAATAGTCCCTTCTGTTCCAGACGATTCTTCTGTTGCACATCAAATAGGAATTTCGCCATACACAAGGTTCGCTCGGCGAATTCATTATAATATTCACGATCCGCATACAGGAATGCAAGATAGAAATTCAACATTGTGTCGATCGTAGCAACCTTGACCTTTTGCCCGCTTATATTGATCACATTGTAGCTGTGACACGCAATCGGTTTATACACAAATGCAATCGAGTCTTTGCCGACGATAATTTCATGATGTTCCGGAATTATTTCACCAACAGGTTCATGCTTGATTATCTTAACATTTTTGATCCCAATATCACCGAGCCGTTCTTCAATAATTTCACAAGTTGTTTCCGGATCGTTCGAGAGAACATCGAAATCCGGAATATTTTCCACCTTGTGTTGCAATCCTTTCGGCATATAACTCGAATACAAATTGATCGCATATCCTCCGAAGAAGACTACGCCCTGATTTATAAATGTGTCGCGGACGACCTTGTATATATCGTCTTCATGCGAAATATCATTCATTTCACGCTGATAGTCAATATCGTGACAATCCACTGTTTTCAATGGATAGTATTTATTGAGCAAATTGAGTCGTTTGAACACTTTCTCAAAACGATCAATTTGACCAGCAGGTCGAGAGAGCTCCAAATACATTGCCATCTTCAGAAAATTGGCAGGACAATACAAGATACCTTTTACCCGAACCGCTTCCTTTTTCAATGCTTTGAATAACTCAGGGGGAATGTATGTGATGTCGGCAACGCCCATAAAATTGCAAAACACCTTGAATGTGCCCTTGTGAGCACCCGCCTTCGCCTCCACTTCCGTGTAGCCCTTTTTCGCGTAAATGTCGGCCAGCTCTTTAGCGTCTTCCAGTGCATTCGTTGAATAGAAATCGTAATCGCTGAGCTCCACATCCTTGTCGTATATCTTATCTTGTTCGGGAAGCAGCGCGTCGATCGCAACTCCACCATAACAAATCAGACTCTTTTGTTTCAAAAAATCTTCTACAATTTGGATCATCTCTTGAACTTCCGGTGTATTTACGAGACGCTTTCCCATTTTCGTTTCCGCTAAATCAACTGCACTTCGAAGAATCGCCAATTCGCATTCTTGAAATGTTAATGATTTATCGCATTTTACGGTTTGTTTCATTATACAATGGAGAGAAAAATATTTCGAATCAACCTAACAGACTACCCTATTGTTCCAAAAGGTGTATCTACTGTCTTTGAAGGATCGTTTGCTGGGTCTGAAGGTGTCGGAGGTGCAATGACAACAGGAACATATTTATCCTTATCTTGCTTTTTACAGAATGCGTATCCGCAATCATTAAAGAAGTTTATGTCGCTGATCAAATAATTATCCACATATTGGTAACGCATCGCCACCATCTGACATCCCATAGCCCTTGCAAAATTTGCACTTGGGTTTTCAGGATTCATGCCAGTATCTGGTAAAACCATCGTCATAAAACCTCCTTTGTTGAAGTTCTCCAATTCTTCCAAATCGGGTGGGTTTTTCACTTGGAAATATTGGAAACAACGGATATTATCAGAATGACTGGTTGCATTTATGAGAGCCGTTAAATCTGAGTTTTCCTTGAAGGAAGTATTGTCCTGATCAGCGATCAAAACAAATTTATTCTTCAGTTCAGATAGTTTAAACTTTGTGCCAATGTTCTCACCATTTGTGTAACTATGCTGAGCCCCTAACAGCCTCGAACTATAATTTTGAAGTATTTTCACAAGGGCTTTGTACATATTCTGACTATTACTCTTAAATCGCAAATGAAGAATGATTGGGTCTCCTGGGTTCGGTGCTCCGTCACTGAATGCGTACATATCAATGATTTTCATTACATCTACGAATTTAACGACATTGTATGTTTCCTTAACATAATAGTTATTGCTGGTCGAAGTAGAAACAACCGGTTCTCCACCAACTGAATATATTTCAAAATCTAAGCATCGCGCGCCTTGCTTTATAATCGCTTTCAAATTGCAAATATCTACATAATCATTCTTGTAGCTTCCGCCGGAGCAGCAATTATAGGCAGTCTTGATGTAATAATTGCACAAGAAATCAGTTGCGTCGGGTTTGTCACAAATAGAGCTTATTTTGCCATTCACATCACCATACATTTTGTTCATGTAGTTACACTCATTTTTCTGGAGTTTGCTATCACTGTAAATATACCATACAGCGACGCATATTATGAATATGATAATACACAATAGCATCGCGGATATAAAGTGTTCATCTAAACTTCTGAATTTTTGAGCAGCAGTCTTGAGTGTATCTGTAATTTGTTCTTTTGTCGTCGCCATTGTTTAATATATAGGTAGAGTAATTTTTCCCAATTAAATATTAAATAAATATGTGTATATAATAAAATGACAGGCGGCTTAATGCAATTAGTGGCTCAAGGCCAGCAAAATGTAATATTAAATGGTAATCCTAGCAAAACATTCTGGAAATCTAGTTACGCCAAATACACCAATTTTGGCCTGCAACATTTTCGTCTGGATCACGAGGGCACACCAAATCTTCGTCTCACTGAAGAATCCACATTCGTATTTAAAGTGAAGCGGTATGCAGACTTGCTCATGGACTGCTATTTGTCGTTTACGCTCCCCAATATATGGTCTCCAATAATGCCTCCGCAACCAATACCAGGAACTAATCCAGTTCAATACACGACTTGGGCACCGTATGAATTCAAGTGGATCGAGGACTTGGGGGCGCACATGATAAGCAAAATATCCATTACTTGTGGTAATCAAACTCTACAGGAGTATTCAGGACAATATTTGCTCGCCTCAGTGCAGCGCGATGTTGGGAAGAAGGGACTATTCGATGAAATGTCGGGGAACACAGCGGAGTTCAATGATCCCGCCAACGACAGAGCACATGTGAACTCTTACCCGAATTCCTATTACACTGATTCTCCTGCTGGAGCACAACCTTCGATCAAAAGTAAGACGATTTATGTTCCGCTAGGCGCATGGTTCAATATGCGCAGCACAATGGCGTTCCCTCTGGTCGCTTTGCAATACAATGAGCTGCAGGTCAGTATAACCCTGCGTCCTTTATGTGAGCTCTTCCGCATTCGTGATGTGATGGATTGGACAAATAACTTCCCGTATGTGGCACCAAACTTCAATTTAGACTATATGCAGATGTATCGATTTCTGCAGACCCCGCCAGCCGAAAATATTACTAGCAACAATGTTTATATCGATAGGCGAACCGATTGGAATACCGACCTCAATTTGAGTTGTACATACTGTTTCCTTTCCAATGATGAAGCAAAGCTATTTGCAAAGAATGAGCAGAAGTACTTGTTCAAGCAGGCGCGTGAAAACATGTTTTACAATGTTACCGGTCAGAACAAGGTGGATCTGAAGTCTATGGGTTTAGTGAGTGGTTGGATGTTCTATTTTCAGCGGTCCGATGTATATTTGCGCAATGAATGGTCAAACTATACGAACTGGCCATACAACTATGTGCCAAATGATTCAACTCCTGGACCTTCAAGTGGATCTATTCAATATCCAGTAATTCCAGCAGTTTCAATTGGACCAGGAGTCAATGTCGATGGATCGCCAACTGGTCTCTTCGTGTCGGGACCATACAGCCCACAGAACAACAAGGAAATTTTGGTTGGATTAGGAATTTTGTTGGACGGTCAATACAGAGAGAACATTCTTCCTGTTGGAGTCTTTAATTATATTGAGAAATATACGAGGACTGCGAGTGTTGCACCAGATGGTGTGTATTGCTACAATTTCTGCTTGAATTCGGGACCATCCGATCAGCCTTCGGGAGCAATGAACATGAACAAGTTCAAGAATGTGCAATTTGAATTCACTACGATAACTCCGCCACTGGATCCTTTAGCGCAATCATTGACGATTTGCGACCCGGATACAGGGGAAATAATTGGAATCAATAAACCGACTTGGCGCATTTTCGACTACAATTACAATTTGTATGTCATGGAGGAGAGATATAATGTTGTGACATTCATTGGTGGAAATGCGGCATTATTGTATGCTACTTAATCCACCTTTCGTAAGTGGAGCCAAATCAATCTTTAGAAATCGAGTTCCGAATTTAATGCAATCGGACCATAATCGATAAATTCGCCAGTCATTGTGTATCCGACAGGATACGAGATTTCTCCTTGGATCTTGTATCGTTTGTCGAATTCTCGTTGGCTATTTTCAAATGCTGATTTCCAAGTGTTTGTTCCAAAATTTGGCATCGGTGGTCTAACGGCGAATCCTTCTCTACCAAAATACATCGATATGAAAAATATTACAAGTAAGCCTACTATTAGTAATTGCATATATACTATACATACGCAATATTATTTTGGGAATTATGGTTTAGCATATATTTTGAGTGTTTCTTATATTTTTTATTATCTTTTAAATATAAGTAATGGGAGAACAACTAGAACCAGATGAGTTAGATAAAAAAAGAGAAGATATGAACTCAACTGTTGAAGATAAAGCAACTACTATGGGAGAATCTATATTAAACCTATTAAAAATGTCGGCAGCTCATATAAAGAATATACTTGTGTATTTTGTTTTTGGAGTAATCGTTTTGTTTTATGCGAAACTTGGAACATCGAATATCATTCCGACAGAACCCGACTGTGTTCCCGAAAATACGGAATGTATCATTAACATTTTCAGTACATGGTCTGGGCAATCAATGAAGTTTTTATTCGCAGATGTTCCTGCCAACAAGAAGTACATGTTTTTGGATATGTTTCGGAAAAACAAAAAGTACAGTAACAGTTTTATTGTAAGGTATATGATCGATATCATGGAAGGGTTGCTTTTGTTGAACTATGGCGCATTTAACAAACTGTTCAAATTTTTCGACAGTATGTTTTACGAATGGGCAATTATAATATTTGGACCGATTATTTTGGGATTTTTCACATTTGGGCTGTCGATCGTTGACTTTGGTTATTTGATTTACCTCCTAATAACAGGATTGGCTTGGTCATTTAAAAAGGTTATGAATCCTACAGAGAAAAACACTAAAATTTGGCGTTCGTTGGATTCTTCAGAAGATGGAACATCTGCTTACCTATGGGCAATCCTTAAATTCTGGGTGCTGATTTTATTCGGCTTTATTGCCTTTACTATATCTGGTTATTTATTGATACCATTTGTAATCGGTGTGTGTTTGATAGGATTCTTAATGTATAAATGTAAAATGGCTGATACAGCAAATTATGATGATAGATCAAAATTCCCACCCAAATCGTTTGGTGGTATTCTGATGGAAGCGTTTAAGTTTTTCAAAAGCCCGTTGATGGCGCTGATCGGTGCAGTCATTACATTGAATGCCTACTTCTCTCTTGGCGTTCCTGCTCTTATCATGTCTTCCCTGGTGTTGATATTGATCGCATTCGATATAATATCTATCGATTTATTCAAGCCTGTGATCTTTACCAATTTATCTGATATTTCTTATGAGAATACTTGCGAGCCGAAGGATGGCGAGACGCCATCGTGCAGTGGCCAACAAGGTGGGTTTCAACGGGGGGGTGGGGGAGGATCTAATGGGTGAGGATCAAATGTGGGGGTGGATTGGGAAAGCTGGGTTGATAGTTTCACTGGCAAATCACACAAGAAATTAATGAAGCAGATCAAATCTTTGCACAAGAAGATCCATGCATAAAACTTTATTCAAATAGGTTAATTAGAATATAAACATATGCGTGCATTCTAATTAATGAAGCAAACCAAGTTGGCAAAGAAACCATTCGTGAGTATTTGCACTCCGACATTCAATCGGCGCCCATTTATCAATGCTATAATAAAGTGCTTTGAACACCAAACTTATCCAAAGGACAAGATGGAGTGGATTATTGTTGATGACGGATCTGACAAGATCGAGGACCTTGTTTCGCATATTCCCCAAGTCAAGTATTTCAAGTTCGATACAAAGATGACGCTTGGCAAGAAGCGCAACTTGGCTCATCAGAAATGCAGTGGTGATGTGATTGTGTATATGGACGATGACGACTACTACCCTCCCGAGCGCGTCAGTCATGCAGTGGAGATGCTGCGTAACAATCCCAAAGCTATGTGCGCTGGTTCCAGTGAAATGCATATTTATTTCAAGCATATTGGGCAGCTATATCGGTTTGGTCCCTATGGGACGAGTCATGCCACGGCCGCGACATTCGCGTTCCGCCGGGAGCTGCTAGCGAATTCCGGATACGATGATGATGCGTGTTTGGCGGAGGAGAAACACTTTTTGAAAGGCTACACAGTACCCTTTGTCCAGCTCGATACAACCAAGACCATTTTGGTGTTCTCTCATCAGCACAATACATTTGACAAGAAGGAGTTGCTTGGTGGCCCACCGAATCAGTTTGTTGCCCCTTCTACGCTGACTGTTGACAATTTCATCAAGGATCCAGAGTCAAAACAGTTTTACATGGAGGATGTAGATGATTTGTTGGAGACCTATGAGCCTGGGCGACCGGAATACAAGCCGGATGTGTTGAAGCAGGTTGAAGAGCTCAAGGTGAAACGCGCGGCACAGCAACAGCAACATCTAAATCGTCCCGATCAAATGCTCTTGAATAAGATAAGAGAACAAGATGATATGATTCGGTTTTTGACTGCCGAGAATAAAGAGTATCTAGAAAAGAACCAATATCTGGAAGGTAAAATCAAACAACTGATTGATCGACAGATTGAACAGATGAAACAAAAATAATAATTCGTGTAAAGTAATTATTATTTTTTTCGACCAACCGCTTACACCTTTGCGCATGGGACAGTCACTTTTCGCTGACACAAGGCACGCAGTGCCTGCGTTTCGTGAAAACGCCCCAGAATGGGCATTTACAAAATTGTATTATGATGTAACAAACTTTTATTTCATTTGAATGCTAAAATATAATGATTAACACTCTTCTTCAATTTCTGGTTCTGGTTCCAAATCAATCACATCCTTATCCTCCGTATCTGGTGCATTCTCCTTGATATATTTTTCCAAATATCGGTTGATGCGATTGATATCCAGCTTGGAGATCTCCAAATTCTCAAATAGTGACAGTATTTCACTGTCATCATATTTACTCTTCAGTTCGACGAAAAACCCAAATAGGTCCTTCTTGTCCATCCCAAGCTGTTGGCACAAATTCTGAATGAAGAGCGAATTATTGTATTCTGTCGAGTATTTGGTGAGCACTTTCGTGAAACGAATTTCGGCCGGAGCAAACCTCGACTTTTTCGTAAAATGTTCGTGGTACATTTTGTTGTTCTTCATCGTCTTGATGAGAGAACTCATCTCATTGAACTGCCAAATCTGTTTCTGAAATGTGATCCTGTCAATGTAGTCGGCGAAACAAATATTGTCCAACTGCTGAATGTAGAACGGAACAGACACCTTCTTATCCATCTTGTCAAGCACATCAATGATATTTTCGTGCCACAGGAGACCGACGCTGGTGCGGTCAGTTTCGTTCATTATGCTACTATGGTCATCTAATGAACAGTATTGATTGATTAACCGATGTGTGATTTTCTTGGTATCATCATTATATGACTTCATTTGGAAGACACTATTTATAATTTCATTACTAAACAGTGATGGATTGGAACGATACAAACTGTAAATGTTACTCAACTTTCGAAGGTCGCCCTGAACACAATTGACAATTGTATCCCGCGTAGTTGAATCAATCGCCGGTAACAGGAGCTGAACAAAAGTGGAAATCTGTGTAGTTGTCGGGGTTTTCAACTCCACGGTGTTGCATACTTTCATTAACTCCTTAATCTTCTTATCTACCCGATAGTTCCCAATGCAAATGATTGGATTCATCGTAACCTCTTCCAGCTTCTGCTTCTTCGTTTTCTTAGGCCTTATCAACTTGATGAGGGTATTAATACCACCTTTGTCGCCATTGTTCATTCCATCAATTTCATCCATGATGATTGCAATTTTTCGGACCTTCTTGTTGAACATGCTCATGATATTCTTGTCGGACATGTTCCGCTCGGTAATTTCGTCTATAACGGATTTATTGCGAATGTCGCCAGCATCATACTTCACTACATCATAACCGAGTTCGTTGAGTATATTCACAACAAATGTTGTTTTACCTGTGCCAGGATCGCCGCATACATAGAACCCCTTTTTGAAAATTGGATTATGTTTATTTTGTTCGAATGTTCTCAGTATATCTTTCATTGTAGAAGCTTGATTATCTCTATTTAAAATTGTATTTACATTTAGTTCTTCCATATCTTACTATACTATACTTCTACTGACATTCTTTTTATGTTGATTTTGACACAAACCAAGTTCTCGCAAATAATCAACGAGGACTTGGCGGCATACAACCGCTTCATTTTCATTGCAATAATCAATGATAAAATAGATATAATTTGTATAATTTGTATTTTTGTAAATATATGATTTCAATAGGAACCAGTTACAAATGTTCTCTCGCATGATGGTTTCGAATACAAATGAATGGTCTCTACGAATAGTGTTGCGCAGATATTGTTCATAGTGGGCTATTTGTGGGTTTAACAGGTGATGATATCGCTTGTAATACGACTTGTTTGTGAAAATAAAATACTCATCTGGAATATATTCCTTGATCACATAATCTACTACATCTTCTGGTAAAAAATTTATATCGCTAAGAATAAATTTTTCTCTGTTTGTTTGTGGTTGCATTAATATATTATGCAAAATAAATCTAAATTGTTTCATTAAACAGTATCACATGGGTTCGGTGCTCCGTATGTAACTCCATCCCAGCTAACACCACAACCAGTTGCCCACTTATATTTATTGCACGAACCATTCACACCAATATAATTATCTGTTGTAAAACTAACCTTGTTATCTGGGCTTGTTTTATTGCATGTTCCTAAACCCTTGCTATTTACACAATTGCCAGACCCATCAAGTTCCCAGTAATCGGGACATGTTGGGACAACAGGAGGCCAATTAACATCTTTAGTCTTACTTAATGAGTAACCGATAATGGATAATACAACTATCAATACGATCAATGCTACTAATACAACAATCTGGCGAAAATCAAACTCCATTCTTATATAGAATAAATCAATATAATTTTTCTATTTGGTTATAATAAATGAATACGAACCAAACGGATTATACAAAAACAAACTACAATGGTCGTGTGAATATTCAAGGTCCAGACACATCATATTTGTTCAATATGTATGACAAAATACCTGCAAATCAATGCGCAACATTTAGGAATCCAACGGAAGGTTTGTGGGATGATTCCGCACTGTCGATCGCATTCTTCTCTCAACAGAACATCCAAATTCTCCAAAATGGGATTCGCGCTGGAGTATATAAGAAGTCAAATCAGCAGTATTTGGTTGGACCTCAAGATTGCGATTCTCTGCAGATTGTCATGCGAAGTGTTTTTTTACAGAACTCTGCCAACCTTCCAGACAATATTCCTCAGCAAATTGCGGATTTGAACAAGATTGTGCTGAATTACTGTATTCAACAGGTGTATAGTGAGGCACAGGGCTATGTGAAGTATATGAGCGATGTCAGTACTTTAGTTGTTCCGATTGATCGCCCCGTCATGACCAATAACACGGACCGTCAGCTTGTCCTGAAACCGTGGTTCTAAGCCGCTCCACATTTTCACGAAGTTATGAAAGGTGGATTTTTTGTATATAAAATAATAATTTGTTATTGTAGATGATGTTCAGCAAATTATTATTTTATATGATGGTATTACAATCTGTTGCAGCTAAATGTAGTTGGGGGTACCGGTTTGATAAGGATGATAATCACTTCAATATTGTATATCCTGATCGCAATGCGGTGTATTTTGGTTATATTCTTCCTAAAACAACCAAAAATTTAACTATGGCAAGCAGCCGACCAACAACCCTTGAAGCAAGCTTAGTAAGCTCACATCCAGATGCGAGTTATTTTTCAATTCAAATTTACAACTGCAATGATTTAGTTAGTCCTAGCTATCACTGGATAGACACTGACATAATGGGGTCATATGAACAAGTAATGGATTTGAAAGCATCCTATTCCAAAACAATGATTCTGGAACCAGACGATAATTACTTTGCATTGTTTCGTATATACAACTCCTTTCTTGGTTCAGATACAAAATACAACGACAGCTTATATTACTGGGCTGGCTTACCTCCGCGAAGTTATATAAATGGCGTTGAAATACCCTTGTGTGAAATCGATTACAGAGAGAAAGACAACATATATTCCAATTTATCGAATAAAATCAATCCCTACACGGGAACTGTTTGCAATATTAACGAACAATTCACATTTATAGTGATGCCGGAGGGGTCTCTTGCCAACTCTGACGCCAACTATATGATTGCTTGCATCCAGTCAAACAAACAATATAAGGTTCATGTAAAAACACCGAAAATAATGTGCTCCGTCGGTTACACCGCCGATGAGCCGAGACCATGGATAAATGAGACATACGATCTTCGGTATGCAAGCATGAATATTGAATCGACCATGGCACCAAGACCAACGGTTGAATCATATGTAATACCATGTGACAAAGAAGAATATGAACAGGATATTTGGGTTGATTCCGAAGTCCCGTATCCAGCACTGTTGTATCGTCAAATGCTCCCGAATCCAGATTTCAAATATAGTATAGAACGCGCTAAACAGAAATGTTATAAACACTCCGATAGGATGTATAATGTAAATTGCATAAAAGCAGAGATGGGTGATTATTATCCCAAACTCAAGATTATTTCCGACAATGTGCATTCTCAAAAATGAAGAATTCAACTGTGTTTTGAATTCCAATTTGGATTGGAGTAAATCTGTAATCAGGAAATAATGACCGCATTTTCGCATTACTAGATGTTTTCTTATATTGACCATCCGAATACATGGAATTGAATACCATATTACCAACATAATTATATTCTTGTGCAATTAGAGTAGCAACATCCTTGATTGAATATTCGTCGTCGGGAGAAAAAATGATGGTTTCTCTCTTTAATAGACCAATAGACTCTAAAATTAAACACGCTATATCCTCAGAATAGATGAATTGACGGAGTGGCGTACCAGTCCCTCGTACTTCAAAAGGAACACCTTGTTGTTTCGCCAAATGACATTTGTGTATCAACGAGGGTATTACATGACCATTATTGAGAGAAAAGTTGTCATTTGGTCCATAAATATTACAAGGGATGATGCACGAATAGTTTGTTCCGTATTGCTCATTATAAGCTCTGCAATGAACTTCCATCATTCGCTTCGCATATGCATATGCATCATTTGAACAGTGAGGCGGTCCATTGTGTAACATTGTTTCGTCGATTGGATAACTCGTTTGGTCTGGAAAGATGCATGTAGAGAGAACACAAATGCACTGATCAACGCCAATATTGTGACAGCACTTTAAAACATTAAGGTTAATAAGCAAATTCTGCTCTAGCATTTCCACTTTGTTGCTCATATTTTTGTATAGTCCGCCCACACATGCCGCCAAATGGATAACTATATCGGGTCGCTCCTTGTTGAAAAACGCATTGGTTTGTTCATAATCGGTCAAATCGCAATCATTGGACCTAGAAAAAATAAATTTATATTCATAAGCTGGAGAAAGTTTCCGAATTGCTGAACCAACAAGCCCTGACGATCCTGTAACGAGAATTGTTTTTGACATAATAATATAAAGTTAGGTTTTCGTCTTTATATTATTTTTAATCAATATCGTTTTATCTGTAGAACAGATACATTATCATATTTTTGGAGGATCATTTTTACATCAGAACCATATTGATATTGTCTTACATCGCGAGGTGTTATTTCACGGCTATCTATATAATCGCATATATATACTTGGTGTGATTTTTTAAAAAAATATTTTAAGCACATTATAGTCTGTAAATATTATTTATTTTACAAAATTTTTACTTCTTCAGTGTGCCCTTTGACACAACCTTCTTCTTGGGCTTTTCAGTAGTTCCAGCCATGAGTCTTTGCCTCGCATCTTTATAATCAATATATTCGTTTCTGAGCTTATCCAGCTCTGACGCCCACATTTGACGATCGGTTGTGGCCTTGACCGTATCTAGTTCCGTCTGCTTCTGCGCGTGCTCTGCAAACAGCTTGGCTACATTCTCATCCGTCACACTGTCCATCGTCATCTTGGTCAAATACTTGTAGTCACTGTCGCCGTCAATCACATCGTAACCAGCCAGCATAATGTTAATCTGCTCCTTGTTCTTCTTACGCAAATCAATCGTGCCGTCCAAATTTGCTTGAATGTACTTGGCCTTGTTAGACAACAGCATTAGTTCTCGCTCCAATGCCTTGATCATAAACTCCTTGCGCTTTCCGTAGAGTGCAAGGCGGGTTACAAAGTAGTCGTCGATAATCGCCTCTACGGTATCGTATTTCTTTAGCTTGTCGTTCGCATCGAACAAGTGCATATTGGTGCTGGTGCAGGTTGTTGCGAGCTTCAACACCTTCTCAATTCCCGGATTGCCCAGCTCATCCATCTTGCCCTTTACGAACTGGATAGTGAAATCAACATTCGTATCCTTACTCATATCCTGATAGTCCTTCACGGTTGGCGCGATCTTCTTGCCAGCCTTGTCTTGACCCGGATCAATCAAGTGCTCCAGAAGCTCCTTGAAATCTTCCGTCCAGTACCCCACGGGCAACTCCACGACACGAATCTTGTCTGGACCCAAAATCTCATACTTGCCCTTGATCACAAACTTCTTGTCGGCAACCTTCTCGATCGTGCCTTGGAATCCCTCATAGTATGGCACGAAATCATTCTCCAA